GTGCTATTTCAGCCGCATTTTTGTTTATGTACATATTCAGGTCAATATCTTCTTTCTTTATTTCGGCGCTGTTATCAAACGTTACCGTTTGACCCTCGTCAGACATAGATGCAATTATCTTTTTTTTGTTTTCATATTTTATATTGTTAATTGCATATCCTACTGCCATGTACTCTAAATCGATTGGAAAATCTTTGCGCTTGCAAACAGATTTGATTTTATTTGCAAATTGATTTAACAAAAATTCTATCCTTGCTTGTTTGCCAGATATCTCTATATTTTTTTGAACTTCAGAAACCAAACACAAAATTCTTTCTTTTTCCATTTAATCATACCTATTCAGCTTCATTAGCAAGCTCTTTCTTATCATCAACATCTACAGGATTAGATTCTTTAGTTTCATCCTTTCCTTTTTTAGAATTGTTTGTCTTTTTGTTAGCTTCATTAGCAAGCTCTTTCTTAGTACATCTTTGCTCATGAAATTCAATTACTGGATCTGAAAATTCTAGACCG